CTACTCTGCCATGCGTTGCAACACATCGAACTTCGCCAGTTCTAAAGCGGCGATTAACGACATGGTGTCAGTCAGATTTGTAGAGTAGCGATGGTAATCATCCCCAATTTTCACAAGCACCATGAGATTAGATGCGTCCTCGTTATCCTGCACTTTGTTGACGATTGCCTCAAGTAGTGCAAGGGCTTCGGTGTTACGTGGTGTGCGTTTGATCTCAGCGATAGTCATGTGTTCTTCTCCATTAGGTTTCTCCATAGTTGTTCGCAGTACCCGCTTCACATGCAACTGGCAACGTGCTTGCCCAGCTTGGAGGGGTAGACATGATCTCGACAATAAGTTTCTCTGCGTGTTGCGCTTGTTCTTCAGGGGCAGTGATGATGATCTCATCGTGAACTTGGAAAGCCACGTGGTAGTGGCGACCAATGGCAGTCATCTGTTCAGACACAACGATACGAGCAAGTGCTTGAATCAGATTCTCTGTGACCTTGCCACCGTAGATACGAGTCCAACTTATCTCATCCGTTGTCCCAGTAATCACACGATCTTTAACTGCCTTGCGGTAGGTACGTGCATCAGCGATGTATTCAAACCCGCTGTTGGTTTGGCGTAGTGCAGGGTATTTAATCTGCAACTTGTTGGGGAGTGTGATGCCTGTGTTGTCGTAGCTAACCAAAGGGTGTATGTTGCCGCTATCACCTTGAGTCATGGCGGTCAGTGCGTGTCCACACCTTTGCCATAATGCCACGATCTTATGGTTCTTCTGTCGGTAGAGTCGGACAATACGTTCGGCTTCATAGATGTCGATGATTACGTTCACACCACCCTGTCCTATCTCAAGGGTACGTCTGAACTTCTCTGCGCCCATGCCGTAGCCAAGACCAAGAATACAGGTCTTACCTACGAACCGTTCTATCTTGTCCTCCTTGGTGATCTTGCGTCCATACACATCGGATGCATACTCACTATATACATCCCGCCCCTCAGCAAACGCTTGGACTAACTCATCCTGTCCTGCAATCCACGCAACCATGCGGGCCTCAATCTGTGACGAATCACACGCCACAAGAACTTGCCCCTTGGGTGCTCGTAGTGCACGCCTGATCTTGTTGTTCCCACGTGCAGGTAGGTTCTGTAAGTTCAGCTTATCGCCACCGCTGAATCGCCCTGTGTGTGCACCATAATAGTTGAGCATGATGGGCAAGCACCCACGTTGAGCGACACACAGCAGGGCTTCGGTTCGGGTTTCTTCGATGGTTGATTTAACCCCTAAGCGAGCGGCTACTGCGTTCTGCACACGCTCATCAGGATGTTCCAGTAAGTCGGTGAACTCTTTGTCCGTCTTACTAAATGCCCACGCCTGTTTGCCTGTACGTGCGCTGACCTTACTCGGGGGTTCGATGCCTAGGTTAATAAGATACTTGGAGAATATCTCGTTACTCATTAGCGTCTTGGTCAACGCTTCCTTGGTGACACCAGTCAACCCCATGTCTGCGATCAATCCATCCTTTCGGGCAATTACTTCCTCAAGATGTTCACGTAAGAGAAGCACATCCAACTCGATGGTTGGCTCGGTGTACATGCGTAGCGTTTGGTCGATGACCAGCAACTCGCTGACAGGGAAACCTTTCTTCATCTTGTTGAACAAAGCGTAGGTCAACTCCACATCGTTCTTGCAGTACTCTCCGTATCGTGCAAGTTCTTCGGGTGTGAAGTCTGCCTTGCGTTTACCCAGTGCTTGGACAACCTCATCACCTTTCTTGCCTAGTCCGTAGTAGGTAGTGAGTGCGGCAAGGCTTCCCCCTACTGTGAGATTGTGCAAGGGTCTTGCTATGCTGAGTGTGTCAAGCCATAGCTTAGGCTTGATGCCAAAGTGCCACGATAGGATTGCCCCATCGAATGCAGTATGGTGACAGAGGATTGCCTTGTTGCGGTAATCAAGACTGTTGAGGAATTTCCCCACGTTGTCTCCGCTGTACCAGTCTGTGGGATAGTCGTTTACCTTCACACCTACACCGATGACTTCAAAGTCAAGGCTACGTACGTATGCCTCTGTAGTCATCTTAGACAAGGAGTACTCCTTGTCGTAGTAGGTTTCAAAGTCAATGGTTACTATGTCCATGTCACCCTCAATTATTTTTTATAAACACAAACATAAATGCAATTAGTGCTAGGGCTAGTAGAAGTCCTATACCTACAAGTATGCCCCCATAAAACGATAGGCTACACATCCTTTCTTACCTCAACAAGTTTGTCGATGTAGTGCCGTGCCTTCTTGATGTCGTCAATGCCACCCTTAACATCGCATCGTGCAAGATACTTAATAGCATTGCCACGTAAGAAACCTGCAAACTGTTCGGGTGTCATCCATGATTCCATTGCTACCCAAGGTTGCACGGCCATGTTCTTGTAGTGTGAACCACCAACTTGTTGTAGGTTGGGAGTCTGCGTTACCGCGTCGGTCGTGACTTGCGGATTGGCTACATCACCTAGCATAGAACCACTGAGCACACGTTTACGTATGCCGTACACCTGAGGCATGTGCATAGTAAACTTAGCACCAACATCTTTCGGTACTGCATTGGGGTGCTTTAAAAAATACTCTGCTACTTTCGCTGATTTACTTTTCATTTCACTTTCCTAGGTTTTGCACTCTTGTGCGTTGATAAAGGTTTTCTCATACGCTTGGATGGGATACCCATGCGTCTTGCTATGGTGCTTACCATGTTGGGGCTTAGGTTGAAGTCGATAGAGATAGTCAGGTGTTTCTCCCCCGCTTTCAAACGCTCTGCAATTTTGAAGTTGCGCAGGGTTAATCCTCTGCGCTTGACCACAGACTTGGAATGGGGTTGCATATGTTTGCTGATCGTGCCCCATAGGGCATCGTCTATTTCGTATGTGTTGAAGCGGAGTTCGCATCGTTGACAGTCTCTCGTTCGTCTACTCACAGATTGGTCAAACAGAGAGCGGGTTTCCCGCACCTCTGTATTACCACCACAATTAGGACACTTCACTCTGCGCTTTCTCTCGCTCTATGGATTTGTATATCGCACCATACTCATCCTCGTCATCACCGAACACACCGAATTTACGGCGTAGTTGTACGCTTAGTTCAGCACATACACTATCAGCCGCTTGTAGCGTTGTTTTTTTATTAATGGTGTAATAGTAATCCCCCGTCACGCTCTGAACAAAACCTTGTAGCAACTCTGTTGGGTGTTGGTTATTTTTAATTGAATTAAACAACAAGTCAATCCATTTTTCATTAGACCAGTCGGGTTGAACCCAGTCGTATCTAGTCTTAGTAAGTTGGCGTTCTGATACAACATCTCGGCAGATGGTATCCAACACACCTAGCTTGGCACGTACCTTTAACCCCCGCTTGAACACACGCAAGGCTCGTAACCAATCACTACGTTTAGCAGGAATAACTTGTGCTTCAGTAGTTGGCTTGGCATTCATGCACTCACCAGTATCAAGATTGAATTTGATGCCGTTGAATACTTCGATACCCTCAGCCTTCATGGCTTCTCGCCATTGTTCCCACCGATGCGTACCACCATAATGGTTTATTCTCTTGGTGTGTATTACACGATGGCGACCAGTAGCTACCCTCTCCCATCCGATAGGTATCGCTCGGGCTAGTGCTTGGCTTAGTGTGATGGAATAGTTCTTTGCTTGAGCACTCGTCATGGTAAACGTCAACGTGTTGTCGGGTGCAAAGACACAGATAGTTTTGCCATCCATGCGCAGTTCAAAGTTCTCGTCTACTTTGTGCAGACGACACCACCCTTTGACTGGCTTGCCCTTGTCAGGGAAACGGCATGTACCGTACAGGCGTTTAGCCTGATCGTAAGTTTGTACTGCGGCTTGATGATAGTAGGTCATGGGATTACCTTTATGTTGTGTTGTTTAAGAGCTTCTTCGAGGGCTTCTCGAATTGATTGACGTATGACTTTCTTCATACGCTTGACCTGATACTCATGGTATGCCTTGGTGTACTTATACAGACTGAGGTTGGTATACATACCCTCCTCACGTTGCTTGGAATAGTCTGCACCCGCTTCCATAGCAAGGCGTATCATTAGCTTTGTTGATATACGTGACTGCATATCAGCGTGTGAGTTTGTGGGCTACTACAGTAGCAGTCAGAGTACCAAGGTCAACATTAACTACGACCTCTTTCTTCTCACGCTCTACTACTTGGCGGTGTCTTTCTTTGTATTCCTCAGGTATCAAGTCCCACAGTGGAGGCCACATCTTCAATGCAGGGGATAGCGTTGCGTGTGCAGTGATAACTTCCTTAACTGCGTTAACAAAGTTTGTTTTCTTCTGCACTACTAATTTGATGTGGTGGCGATACTCCGCAATCTCTGAGGCTATCTCATCCCACTCGTCACCAACTAACTCGTAGCCGTGCCAGTCCTTAGCCTTGGCAGGTACATCTTTGGGTAAGGTGTTGGGAACAGGCCGTGGGTTAGTTAACTTGCACTCCAATCCATTAACATCTGTACCGTTGATACGTGATACCTTCATGCTAGAAGTCTCGCTGAAGAAGCACATCGGTAGTGCGTTCATCTGTGGTATGTATTTACGATGGATAATTTCATAGATGCGATCACCCCACGTTGCATTGATGCTATCCCTTGCCTCATTTATCTGCTTGTTAAACATATTATCTGCGTTCTTTACGATTGCATCCTGTAAGTCTTTACTAAATCTAACTGTAGCCATGTCACTCTCCTTTTGTTAGTTGATACACCATCTCATTGGCTTCCGCCAACTTGTTTTCAATGTCGTAC